CCCGGGAATATATTATTCCGGAAAAAAGGGGCGTAATGAAAAGAATGTCCGATTCAAATAATTTAATATATTTTGACGAAAAGCCATTTAAACAATGGTTGATTTTTTTAGATTCCAACGGTTTGGGTTTACTCAATAAAGCAACACCGCACGCGATTTGGAAGAAAAACGCGGTTGGAAGTTGGGCTGAATACGTCGAAAAATACGGTCAACCAACAAGGGTTGGAAAAACGCATTCGAGCAACAAAGCGAACCGGGAAAACCTGGAATCAATGTTGGCAAATATGGGGTCGAATGGTTGGGCGGTTTTTGACAACGACGACGAATTGCAATTTTTGGAAACGAGCAAAACCGACGCACACTCTGTTTTTAACGAAATGGTTTCATTGTGTAATTCTGAAATGTCAAAATTGATTGTTGGTCAAACGATGACATCGGACAACGGGTCGTCAAGGTCGCAAGCAACGGTTCACGAAAACATTTTGAACGATTATTTCAAACACGATTTAATGTACATTTCAAACATTGTCAACAATAAATTGATTCCTTTAATGGTTGACAAAGGCGTTGCGCTGGAGGGGTTTACATTCGAGTGGGACACGTCCGAAAAAATGTCAATAAGCCAACAATTCGCCATTGATAACGAACTATTAAAAACCTACACAATACAACCGGAATATTTTATTGAAAAATACGGTGTTCCCGTTGAAACAAAACAAAACGATATAAACGACCCAACCGCAACAAATGTGTATTTCAAAAACTCAATTTCAAAGTATTACGAATAAGAGAACGGACGAAATCGTTTCATTGTATTATTCCGGATTTAGCAAAAATTCATTTGCCGGGTTGGTCAATGAAGTTGTCCCGGATTTTGACGAATTGTTCAGCGACGACGAAATTGAAACGTTGTCGGCGTCCATTTTTAACGGGGTCACGACATTGGATAATATGCCAACCGGCGTTTATATGAAAATCGGTTCAATCCTTGAAAACGCGGTGTTTACGGGGTTCAATGGAACACCTTTAGACTTTGCGATTGAATCACCGGCGTTTGATATGGTAGAAAGTTTACGTCAGTCAACGTGGGTGTTTTCCGGAGCGAAAACAAGTTCGCAAATATTAGAAATTCAGTCAAAAATATTTGACGAAAAAGGATTTAAACGTCCTTATTCAGAATTTAAAAAGGACGCAAAACAAATCTTTGAAACACACAACAAACATTGGTTGCAAGCCGAACACCAAACCGCAATCGCACAAAGTCGTTCGGCGTCGCAATGGTTGGAAATTGTGGACGGTGGGTTGGAGCTGCTACAATATCAAACGATTGGGGACGGTGTGGTGCGTCCGGAACACGTTAAGTTGGACAATATAGTCAAACCGGTTGATTCGCCATTTTGGGACACGTTTTTCCCCCCGAATGGTTGGCGTTGCCGTTGCGATGTTTTAGAATTGGAAACCGGCGACGCGGAAATCACGGAAACAAACGACAAAGAATTGACGGAGGAAACGCACCCGTTGTTTCGAATGAATCCAGGAAAAGACAAAATTGTTTTCAGTCCGGAACACCCCTATTTTGAATTAAAAGGGGTTAACGAACGTTTCAAAGTTTTGGCAAAAAAGAATTTCAACCTACCGATTCCGCCCCCAATGGTCCGACAAATACCGGTCAAGGTTGCACCGCCGAAAATAGATATTCCAAAAACAAAAAAACAATTAAGCATCGAAAAGGAAACAAAAGAGTTGTTTGAAAAAGTTGTTCCGGATAATTATGTTTCCGATTGGGGCGCGGAAATGCCGAATGAGTTTTGGAAGTTATTAAAAAACAAACCAAAATTAAAAATATTACCAACCAACAAGGCATATTGTGACAACGATGGAATGTTGGTCGCATTAGGAAAGCCGGAAATTTCACCACGTTGGAACACACCATATTTGAAGAAAAAAATCGTTGCACACGAATTTGGTCACGCAATCCACGACCAAACAAAAGAAATTGCAATTTCTTTTAATTCTGAAATGAAATTGGTCGGACGTGGAAAACCGGAATTTGAATCTTTTTTTGAAAAATCACAAAAACAAATCGGATTTGGTGGTCGGAAATTATCGGATAAAAAATTGCAGTCGGATTTGGGGCGACAAATAAATGAAATTTATAAGAAAAATAAAATGGCGTTTTATGACGATTTGTTCGAAAATAAATATAGTCCAAACGAAATAAAGGAAATGATGTCGGCAACATTTGACCACATCGGCGGTTTGACAAATGGAAAGTTTGGTGGTGGTCACGATATTTCGTATTATAGAGCGAATAGTGGTGTTGGTGGTCGTTGGGAAGTTTGGGCGCATAGTTCGGAAAATTATTTCGTTGGAAATGAATTGTTCAAATATGAATTTCCGGAGTTGTACGAATTATCAATCGAATATATTGAAAATTTTATCAAAAGACAATAAAAAAATGGACGAATTAGTTGAAAAATACATTGAAAAACACGGTTACAACCCGGAAATCCAATTTGGTGAATCAATGACGGAAAAAGAATTGTTTGAACATTTGAAAAAAGCAAATGGACGAAAAATTGTGATTCTATATGACAAAGGTTTTGATAAAATAAAACAAATTGTTTATAAATAATTAATGGCAAAACGAACGGATTTCAATTTCAAAGAAGTATTGAGGCGAATAACCAACGACCCAACATTGCCCCGGCGGTTGGGGTCAATCGCGGTGAACCATTTTAAACAATCATTCGTTGCCGGCGGTTTTACGGACAAAAATTTTGTTGCCTGGAAAAGGAGGGAAAACGACAAAACACCAAACCGTGCAACATTGGTTAAAAGTGGCGATTTAAAACGCTCAATTAAAATTCGCCGTGCAACTTTCAAATCGGTAATTGTTGGAACGTCCGGCATTCCGTACGCTGAAATACACAACGAGGGGTTGCCGGGAATAGCATTTGGAAAACATCGGTTCGTTATGCCTAAACGTCAATTCATTGGTGATTCGGAGGTTTTGGAAAAGAAATTGAAAAAACGAATCTTGCAACACGTCAAACAATCATTTAGATAAAATATATTATGTCAGTAAAAGCCTTATATTCAGCCATTAAAACAAAAATAGAAACGGACGTTCCGGAAATTAAAACGGTGCGATTGTACAACAACCAATTCGACAAAGACAACGTTGAAATGGCGTTTCCTTATCCGTGTTTATTTATAGAATTTACGTCGATTGAGTGGGAAAACGAACACGCCGGAATTTCGAGTTCGTCGGTTGCAATTGCGTTTCATATTGGGTTTCAATCATTGGAAAACGAAAACATTGATTTCCTTGACACAACGCAAAAAGTATTCAACACATTAAACGGATTTACAAACGAAAAATGGTCGCCAATGATACGGACATCAGAGCAACAAGATACCGACCACGGGAACGTGTGGGTGTGGATTCAAAATTGGTTCGTTGACAAATTGATTGATTGTTCCGGATTCATTTATAAAAACAACCAAACCGTCACCGTCAACACGTTGGAATTCACCGCGGAATTGGACGTTGACAATTTGGTCATTCGTACGGGTGACGGTCAATAAGAATTTTTTTCGTTCCTTGGTTTATGGTACAACCAATTTTCAACCGTTCGCGGGTGACAAATGAATCGTTCGGACAATTCATATATTATTCCCTGGATTTTTTCGCCGTTTTTCGTGCGCTCGTTGACTTCATTTTTTACGAAATCACGTTTCTTTTCAATGTATCGTTTTGGGTCGTCCATAGTTTTTTTTACAAAGATAAAACAATTCGTCCGAAAATACAATTGCCACGGTGTCAAATTGTTGGTAATTCGTTAAAATAGTTTCAAATTTGAGCAAATGAAAGATTTATATTTATACGACGCAATTACAACGGATTCCGCAACAAAAATTCACAACGAAATATTGGGTGCTGAAATGGACGGCGAAAACGAAATTACAATCAATATTAATTCGGTTGGCGGTTCAATTTTTGCCGGTTGGTCAATCATTTCGACAATGTTGTCAAAACAAAATGCGGGAATGATAATAAACACCCACGTTTCCGGAATTGGCGGTTCAATGGGGGGTGTTGTTGCAATGTTTGGGAACAATGTATCAATGAATGATTTTGCGTTGCTTATGATACACAATCCGTCGTTTGGAGGTCAACAACCAACCAATCCGGCGGAACGAATTGTCATTGATAAAATAAAAAATTCATTAATCACTATATTTTCCGGACGTCGTGGAATGGATAAAAACACAATCGCAAACGTAATGTCAGCGGAAACGTGGTTTGATTCGTCCGACGCAATGGAATTTGGATTGGTTGACAATATAGTCAATACCGGAACGGCAATACAAATCGAGAATAAAACATTTGATTATATTTATAATATGGTCAATTCTTTAATAGTAAAAACAAAACCAAAAACAGAAATGAAAGAAATTACAAACGTATTAGGCATTGCCGAAACCGACAACGAATCGGTTGTTGTTGAGGCAATCGAAAATAAAATTGGAGCGTTCGAAACAACGATTGTTGAAAAGGACGGACAAATTGTTGAATTAACAAATTCAATAACGGAAATGACCGAAAAATTAACAAACAACGACGCATTAATTGTTGAGTTAAAAACAAAAATTGCTGAAATTGTAGTGAATGAAGCAATTGCAAACGGTAAAATCGACGCAACATCAAAAAATGTTTGGGTTGAAATGGCGGTTAACGATATGGAAAAAACCGTTGGGTTGATTGCGTCGTTTAAATCGCAACCGGCAAACATTATCAACCAATTAGTTGTTGATAAAACAGAGGAAAAGAAAATGACATTTAAGGAAATGAGTAAAAACGACCCCAAAGGATTGCAAAATCTTATGAACAATGATTGGGAAAAATACTCAAATCTTTACAAAGAACAATACGGTGTTGCACCGGCGAAATAATCGAAACCGCAACGAATTAATTTAATATCTAAAAGCTAAAAAAAAACAAAAATGGCAATTCAAAAAGAAGTTTGGTTGGATTTAATCCAGGACAATTTGTATAAGGGTCAAGAATTTATGACAATGTCAGTGAATTTGGATTCAGAAGTTGGAAACAAAACGGTTCACATTCCACAAAGCGGGGCGAATCCGTCGGTTGAAAAAAATAGGTCGTCATTCCCGGCGTCAATAACTGAAAGAACGGACACGTTGTTGTCATTCGGTTTAGACAATTACACAACCGACCCAATAAGAGTTCGAAGACTTGAGGAATTACAAACAAGTTACAACAAAATGGAATCGGTTATGGGGTCACACCTTGCGGTTTTGAACGAAAGAATGGGGGACGAAACCGCATATGCGTGGGCGCCAACAACGGACGCAACATTGGTATTAAGAACAACCGGTTCAGCGTCCGCGTTAAACCTACCAAACGCAACGGCAACGGGTACGCGTTTAATCGTTACAAAAGACGACATTAAGAGAATGGCGCAAAAATTAGATAAAGACAATATGCCGAAAAACGGTCGTAAATTGTTAATGCCGGTTGATATGTATTACGAATTATTCAGCGATGCGGATTTGTTATCTACTGAAAAAATGGGTCAATTAGCATTGCCAAATGGTGTTGTAAACAGATTATTCGGTTTTGATATAATGGTAAGGTCAACGGTTGTTTTATACAACGAAGTTGTTGCGGGTGTTAAAAAGGCAATTGGTTCAGCGGACGCAATAACGGATTGTTACGGGGCAATTGCCTGGTCGGAATTTTCGGTGTGTAAAGCATTAAGCGATACGGAGGTTTTTGCAAACCTTGGGGTTGCTGAAAATTACGGCGATATTATTTCGGCGGAATTGAATTTTGGGGCGTCGGTTATGCGTTCGGATTTCAAAGGAGTTGTTGCATTGGCGCAAGGTTACGTTGCCGCTTAAATTCCATAATTACCGGGGCGGATTAATCGCCCCGGTTTATTAATTTTTATTTAAAAAAATCAAATGGAATATACAAAAGACGAACTACAAAAAAAAGCCGAAAATTTGTTCACAACTTTAAAATGTGAAAAATTATTCGCAACATCGGACGGCAATTTCTTTGAGGAAAAAAACAAACAATTTGCAATTGGTCATTCACATAATGGTCATAAATTATTTGAACTTGAAAAATTGACAATCGAAACACCGGAGGAAAAACCAAAGGAACAAAATTTTAAAAAACGTAAATAATGGCACAACCAATTATTAATTTCAACCGTGCGTCCGGCGGATTAGGACGCCCGGCAAGTGGAACCGACCACATTTCGGGGTTGTTGTTTTACAACGCCGTTTTGCCGTCCGGATTTGCAACCGACGACAGAATTAAAAAAATACAATCAATCCAGGACGCGGAAACGTTGGGAATCATTGAGGGCGGGACAAACTCGGTTGAATGGTACCACATCAACGAATGTTTCCGTATAAATCCAAAATGCGTTTTATACGTTGGTATATATACACCGTTAGCGTCGCAAATCTTATTCGATGCGCACGATTTCAACGAAATTTCATTAATTCAAACATTTGCGGACGGTCAAGTCAAACAAATCGGTGTGTTTTCCGAATCTTGGGTTTGGTCGTCGGACGTTGTTGTTGCAATGAACACGCAAGCGGTCGCATTAGCTACTGAAAAAAGGGGTTTATCCGTTTTATGGTCACCGAATTATTCGGCAACCGTTGACATCACGGTATTACCAACAACACGTGTTGCTTCAAAATATGTTTCCGTATTAATCGGACAAGACGGTGCAAACGTTGGTTCAGCACTTGCGATTTCAAAAGGGTTTTCGGTTGGCTGTATAGGATTAGCAATTGGCGTTTTGTCAAAATCGGCGGTTCACGAATCAATCGGTTACGTTGGAAAATTTAACGTTGTGACGGGTGCGGAAATGGACGTTCCGGCGTTTTCAAATGGTCAATTGGTCAAAGATATTTCGAACACCGCATTGGACACGTTGGACGACAACGGTTTTGTTTTCTTAAAAAAATATACCGATTTTATAGGTACTTATTTTCAATTCGGAAACACGGCAATTGCGACAACATCGGATTTCGCAACAATCGAAAACAATAGAGTAATTGAAAAGGCAATCCGTTTAACGAATGCAAATCTATTACCATTGTTAAATTCGCCGTTGACGGTTTCGGATTCGGGGACATTAACAGAACCAACCATTGCAACATTCGAATCGTACGCAAGTAAAGGAATTGAACAAATGGAGCGTGACGGGGAATTGTCGGGGTCGCAAGTAGTGATTAACCCGGCGCAAGATGTTTTATCGAGTTCAAAAATTGAAATCACTTTAAAATTGATTCCGCGAGGGGTTGCAAAAGTGATTGAAGTTTCAATTGGGTTTGCTACTTCATTAAATTAGAACTTTTAAAAGAAAAAAATTATGGCACAATGCTTAATAAATGGAATTGCTTATGATTGGGGACAAATCGTTGTTTCGGTTTTAGGGTCGCCAATTTACGGAATCACCGCGGTAAAATACGAGGAAAACCAAACGATTGAAGATTCGTACGGAGCGGGAAACTTTGCCGTTGAACGTGGATTTGGTCAAGTAGAATTTACGGGGTCATTAACTTTGCAAATGAAAGAAATCGAGTTGTTAACTCTTATTGCACCAAATAGACGTATTCAGCAAATACCGGAATTTGATGTTGTTGTTTCTTACTTGAATGCGGGGTTGGTAGTCAATCACGTTTTACAAAATTGTAGATTCAAAAACAACGGACGCGACGTTTCGCAAGGCGACACGACAATTGAAAAAGAAATCGAATTGGCGGTTGGTTGCATAAAATGGTAAAAATACAAACCCCTTGCAAGTTGTAAGGGGTTTTTTTAAAACAAATCAAACAAACAAAACAAATGGAAAATCAAACAGAACAAAAAATTGTCAATGTTGAGGCATTGAAAAGAAAACACGGAACGGTTTATTCGTTAACGATACCACGCAACGACGAATCAACAGAATTTGCGGTTGGGTACTTGCGCAAACCCGACCGTGCGACATTAAAGGTTGTCATTTCAAAGATTGACAACGACCCGGTTTCAGCAATGGAAATTTTATTGAATACGTGTTGGTTGGAGGGTGATGAAGATATAAAAACCGATGACGAATTGTTTTTTGGCGCAATGGGGCAATTGCAACAAATGGTCACAATTAGAACCGGCGAATTAAAAAAAATTTAAGTGACAACCGAATCCGCCCCGGCGACGATTGGGACGAATTAAAAAAATACGATGCTTTAATCCGGTTTTATTTTCGAATGGAGCCGGATTTATTAACAGACGACGAATGGTCGGAACGGGTGAACGATTTGTTGTTTTGCCTCAAATTTCAAAGTGAAAAATTAAATCCTTTTAACGTGTAAAAATGGCGGACAATACGGTCGAATACAAATTATTATTGAACAACAAACAATTCATTTCCGAATTGTCGGAGGCGGTCAACAAAACCAAAGGATTGAAAAAAAACGTTGACCAAACGAAATCGTCATTTTCCGGTATTGGGTCATTGATTGGAGGGTTGGCAATTGGCGGTTCAATCGCAATGATTGGAAAATCAATCTTTGATTTGGGTGTATCAATGGAACAAACCCGTGTTTCATTTGCCACGTTTACCGGTTCAGCCGAAAAGGGAAACCAGGTTTTAAAAGAATTAAACGAATTTGCCAACGTAACACCGTTTGACAACGCGCAAGTGATTGAGGCGTCGAAAACATTGTTGTCGTTTGGTGTCACCGCTGAGGAATTACAACCAACTTTAAAATTAATCGGTGATATTTCAGCCGGGACCGGAAAAGATTTGTCGGAAATGGGGCGAATTTTCGGTAAAATTAAAGGCAACGGGCGATTAATGGGCGAGGAATTAGGGCAATTAATTGACGGAGGGTTCAATCCGTTAAATGAAATTTCCAAACGTACCGGATTAAGCCAACAAGAATTGCGCAAGGAAATGGAAAAGGGCAATTTATCCTTTGAAATGGTTACGCAAGCATTCAAGGACGCCACATCGGAGGGCGGACAATTTGCTAATATGATGGACAAACAATCCAAAACGGTTGGCGGTCGAATTTCAACAATGGTTGGAAAATTTCAATCATTAGGAATCGGAATTGGCGAGGCGGTTTTGCCTAAATTGGGCGAAATTTTGGACGGTTTTATGAATGTATTTGAATGGACAATGACCAATTGGAGCAAAATAAAAAACGTTTTTATGCCATTGTTACCAATTTTCAATATGTTAATTGATGATTTAAACCAAATGCGGGTTCAACTCGGGTTGATTGGAAGTGAAACAAAACAATTGGAGTCAATTTTTAATTTTTTAGGCAATACGTTAAAAATTTTAGCACCTATATTGAAATTCACAACCGGTTTGGCGTTATTTCCAATCCGTGCATTGGTTTATTTATTGACCGGTGCAATTAAATTAATAAACGGTTTTACCGGCGCATTGATTGGCGGTTTCACGGCAATATGGAACGCCGGGAAATCAATGTTCGGAAATTTAGGCGATTTGATAATTGGCGTTTTAACACTTGACAAAGATAAGATAATGTCGGCGGTGAATGGTTTTACTACAATAGGAAAACAAATCGGTGTTGGGTTTTCAAATGGAGCGAAAGAGGGTGCGACCGGTTTGTTGGGAAAAGATTATTTTGCAAGCGACGGAATCGCGGGAACAACCGGAAAACGTGGGAAAGCTACCGGAACAACCGGACGTTTTGTTGAACGTAAAGACCGAACAACCGGCGGTTTAATGGATTTAGCAACCGACCCAACAAAACCAACAAAGCCAGGAGCAACAACCAAACCGGATTCAAAAATTGGGGGCGGTTTGTCGGAGGTCAAAGGAACAAAAGCGGTCAATTTAACAATCAATATTGGTTCATTAGTAGAACGATTTGACGTTACAACGGAAACAATTACCGGGGGCGCAAATTCAGTAAAAGACGAAATTGTCCGTGCATTATTGGGGGCGGTCAACGATGTCAACACAATTTCATTATCACAATAAAAAAAAATGGCTCAATCAAAATACAACCTATCGAATACAACGCCGAATTTTCAGAAACCCCGACCAATTTTTTTACCTATAAACGGAAAAGAAAACGACGATTGGGACGAAGTGAACGTTGGACAATTAGGAAACCCGGTTTATTCAAATTTAACATTTGACGCGAAAACGTATATCTACGGTGACAGAGAGGAAACTTTTTTGGAATTAGTCATAAATTCGGTAATTATAAGCGTTTCCCAATCAAAAAACATCGTTAAAACGTCAATTCAAGGTCGTTCGGGGACGGTCAAAGAATACATTTGTGACGGCGATTTTTCAATTTCTGTTGAGGGTCAAATAATAGACCCGGACGCGTTGGTTTATCCGGAAAAAAGGGTCAAAGATTTAATAAAATTGCTTAATATACCAATGGAATTGGCGGTGACATCGGAATTTTTATTGCGTTTCGGCATTTTTAACGTTGTGGTAGATTCTTATTCATTCCCACAACAAAAGGGGTCGCGCAACGTTCAACCGTTCACGTTGTCGTTGTCAAGTGAAAAACCGTTGGAATTAGATTTGAAACCGTACGATTCGAGGCGTTCGTCAATCATTTTACCAAAATTTAGGGCGTGAAAAGGCTTAATTGTAGAATAGAGCGGTGGGACGCCAACGGCGATTTTATCGAGTGGGATTTTATCACGGAAATTGAAATCAATTCGAGTTGGGCGGAATTTACGGAAACGGCGAAATTGACATTTCCGAATAAAATTCAGTACAAAAATAAACCAATTGTAAATGGTGACGAATCAATTTTTAAGCGTGGCGATAATATAGAAATATTTTTGGGTTACGACGACACAATCATTTCGGAATTTTCCGGATATATTACAAAAATAATTCCAGGCGTTCCAATTGTTTTGGAGTGCGAAAACGAGGCGTTTTTATTGAAACAAAAAACGATTAAAAAATTGTCGTTCAAATCGGTAACATTAAAGGAATTATTAACCGCCATTATTCCCGACGGAATACCGGTTGTATCACCGGACGCAAAATTGGGTGCGTTTAGAATCACGAACGCAACGTCAATGCAAGTACTTGACGAACTTAAAAAAACATACGGATTCCCGGCATTTTTCAGAAACGGCACATTGTACGTTGGACAAACATACGTTGGAGCATTAAGGGAAACACACGTTGTTGAATTTGAAAACGATGTGATTTCGTCTGATTTGGAATATAAAAGAAAAGAAGATTTGAAAATCAAAGTCAAAGCAATTTCGATGTTGGAGGACAACACAAAAATTGAAATTGAAACGGGCGACGACGACGGCGAATTGCGAACGTTGACATTTTACAACATAACATCTGAAACGGAATTGGAAAAAATAGCATTGGCGGAATTAGACCGGTTAAAATTTGACGGTTATGCGGGGTCATTCGAAATGTTCGGTCAACCTACAATTCAGCACCAACACGTTGTTGAAATTATTGACGGAAAATTCCCGGAGCGTTCCGGCGAATACTTTGTCAAATCGCACGGTGTGACATTTGGACAATCCGGTTTTAGACGAAACATTGAATTAGGGACAAAAAGTTTATGAGTACAATAAAACAATTAATTGAACAATTGGTTTCGGGCGTCGTTAAAAACGAACAAATTTATTCGGTCGTTTGCAAGGTTGTAAGCGTGGACACGGCAACGCAAACGTGCGATTGCGAGCCAATCAATGACGACGCCGACATTTTCGACGTACGGTTGAAAGCTAATTTGTCAAATGAAAACGGCGTTTTAAAAATACCGGTTGTAGGTTCAAACGTGATTGCAACATTTTTGAACAAACAAATTGCGTTTGTTTCGGCATATTCAGACGTTGAAAAAATAGAAATCAAAATAAATGATATAAATTTGGTTGTTGACGACAACGGTTTTGTGTTTAACGACGGGAATTTGGACGGAATGGTCATTGTCGGGGAATTGATTAAAAAATTGAATAGTTTAGAAATGGCATTTAATCAATTGAACACAGAATATAAAACACACGTTCACCCAATCGTTGGGGCGTTGCCTTTGTTACCGCCAACACTACCAACAAGCACGCCAACATTGAGTGCAACGACGCCGTTTTTGTCGCCAACGTTACAACCGGAAATTGAAAACAAAAAAGTGAAACATTAATGAATGATATATTAGTTTTAAACGGTGAAATACAATTTTCCAATGGTGATTTCAAAATAAGTGATTCCGGCAACCAGGAAATCGACCATATATTGCAAGCGAATAAAGGCGTTTTTAAACAATCGCCATTGGTAGGTGTTGGAATGACCCAATTTTTGAATGGTAACACGTCGCGAAATGAAATCAAAAAAGCAATTGACATTGGATTGCAATTTGACGGTTTTACAATTGAGGAAATCACATTTGACAACGGAATAATTGACGTAATAGCAACAAAATGAAAATAGTAACAACGGAAAACCAAACAATTTTTGATATATTAATACAATATTATGGTTCAATTGAACCGTTATTTGATTTTATGGAGGACAACAACATTGTTTCCGTAAACGAGAACGTCAACGCCGGTACAACATTTATAATTGACGAAAATTTGGTTGTTGACAATTCGGTTGTTGATTATTTAGTCAGTAAAAAAACAAGTGTTGCAACATCGGACGGTTCGGTAAATGGCGACTTTTCATTGGATTTTAACAACGATTTTTAAATTAATTAAATGGCACAAAAAACAAAGGCGCAATTATTAGCCGACATAAATTCATTTATAACAACCAACGGAAACAAAGAAATAACCGGTGCAATTTTAAATCAATTATTAATTGATTTGAATGATTCATTAGCGAATTTGTCAACCGATTCGGAATTGATAGGTTTAAACGAATTTGACGTTGCCCGAACTTACGCGTTGGGCGATTGTATGGTTTACCAAAATGAAATCTACCAATCCGGCGAAATCGTTTCGCCTGGAGTATTAGACTTGGCGCAATGGGTTAAACTTACAACATTAAGCGACCCGGCGACGGATTACGATTTTGTACCTTACGAGAATGCAACAACGTACAACATTGACGACCGGGTTGAATTTGCCGGGAAACTATTTAAGTGCGATATAAACGGAACGGTTGGAATTTTTCCCGACGACATTTCAGCAAATTGGACGGAAATTTCAGCGGGTACGGGTTTATTTGGTTTAAATTATACAACCGAAACACTTTATAAATTGGGCGATGTTGTAACTTATACCGATAATAAATTATATATTAAAACGGCATTAACAACACCGTTTTATTCAACGGATTTTGCAACGGAATTGTCCGGGTTGGAGTGGGTTTTATTTCACCAATTAAACAAAACGGACGTTGGATTGTCGAATGTTGACAACACATCGGATTTGAACAAACCAATTTCAACGTTGACACAAACGGCGTTGGATTCTAAGGTCGAATTTTGGAATCAAAGCGTAACTACTACCAACGCAACATTGACGACCGCCACGGGGTCGAAAACAACCGCAACAAATACAAATTATGATTTTGTTTCAAAAATTGTTGGACGTCAAACGGTTGTTGGAGCGGACGGGGTTGTTGGGAATGTTTATTCTTATGAAGTTGCCGGAGCGGTTCAAAATATAGCCGGAACAACTACGTTGTCAAACATAACCGGTACAAATATAATTGAGGGGTTTGCATTGCCAATTGATACCACAACCGGACACGCGGTTACCGTTTCAATTTCGGGTCAAAATGTAGATTTCGGACTAAAAGGATTGAGCGGAACAATTGTTTGGACAATAAAAACTATATTTACGGAAATCTAAAACAAATAAAATGCACGAACAAAAACACCTTGACGACCGGATTTATTACGAATTACCAATTGCGCACCCGTCATTTGAGGCAATTCGAAAAAGTTGTGTAAATGTAGGACACGAAACAATTGACGATTATAGAAAGTCAAACGACGGATTGTTGGTTGTTGTTGCGTCGTACGTTCAAATTCACGGGTTGACGGTGTTTAACCCGGAAAATGAAAATTGGGTTCAACTTGACGAATTGTTTTAATGGCAAACGGTTTAATTATACAATCGCAACCGGGCGACACAATCATTTCAACGAGTTTTAACGGTGTAAATGAGTATATTTCAATGGGTGATACTTTAGGTTTTGAACGAACAAACCCTTTTAGTATTAGTATGTGGGTATATCCAAATGATATTACAACTTCGCAGGGGTTGGTAACTAAACAAATACAGGGCTCTATATTTAGAGGGTATCAATTAAACATAATTTCTAACGGCAAGTTATATTTTGCTTTAATAAATACCGTTTCCACGAATAGTGCAGTAGTAACTACTTTGAATGGGGCATTATCTTTATCAAATTGGCAACATATAGTATTAACATATAATGGAAGTTCAAACACAACTGGAATAAATTTTTATGTGAACGGAGTTTTAAAAACAAAAGATACACCTTCTTTTAATAATTTATCAGGAACTATTATAAATAGCGTTGATTTTCAAATAAGTGCAAGAAATGGGGGTAATATACCTTTCAATGGTAAAATAGACAAACCAATAATTTATAATACTGAATTAACCGCTGGACAAGTCACAACCGCATACAATTTTGGTCGTAAAACCGGAATAATTCCCGGGTTACCAACCCCCGTTTCACAATGGGAATTGGACACGTTAAACCCGGTTGACGTTGTAGGAACAAATAATGGAACATCCTTTTTTATGGATTCAAACAATTTGATTGTCGAAAGTTCGGGCGAACCGGAGGACATACCAAACAACAATGGTTTAGTTGTTAGTAGTCAAGTTTCTAATACAATAATATCAACGAGTTTTAACGGTGTGAATGAGTATATTTCAGTTCCACATAATGCAAGTTTGTCTTTTGAAAGAACGGATAGTTTTAGTATTAATTTTAATTTTTATAGCAATGATAATACCTCATTTAATATAATTATAGCAAAAATGCTGGATTCGTCACCATATAAAGGATATGCGATTTCTAAAACGGAATCAAACAAAATAAGGTTATCACTATCAAATACCGCTATGTTAAACGATTTAGTAGTGGATACGGTTGACACTATACCTTTCCAACAATGGATAATGATAACTGTTACCTATAATGGCACTAGTGTAGCTGGGGGGGTTAATATATTTTTCAACACAGTAAACAAAACGATTACTCCTATAAGAAGTAATTTAACCGCTTCAATATCAAATATTAGTCCGTTGTGGATAGGGGCGAGGTATGTCAGTAATACAACAAATGGGTATATAGATAAGGTTATCATATACAATGATGTTATTACAAGTGGAGAAGTAACAACTATTTACAATTACGGTCGTAAAGCGGGGTTAATTGGAATAGGTGGAGAAGTATCACAATGGGAGTTAGACGCAACAAACCCGGTTGACGTGGTCGGCTCAAATAATGGAACATCGTTTTTTATGGACGCAAGTAATATCATTGTCGAATCCGCGGGTCAAGGCGACATTCAAAACAACAACGGAATAATAATTTCAGAACAATAAAATGAAAAAATTTTTTAATACATTAGGGTTTTGGTTTAACAAAGTGACCATTGCAAACAACCTAACATTCGCGGATTTAGGCAACCCTTTATTCACTTTAAACGGTACATTTTTAGTCAATCTAAAAACCGCCATTGCGGATTCATTCCGATTTCGTGACAACACAAAAGGGTTTGACATTATAAGCATTGACACCGATTTAAACATTGTTGAATTGGGCGAAAATTACGACGGTCAAGGGTTTGCCGGAAAACAACGAATATTTGTAAACCAAACAAACGTTGCGTCCACATTGGGCGGGACAATTGATTCAACAAAGGAATATTTTATTGACGGAATAGTTGATTGCACCGGAGTATCAATTGAAATTCCGGCGACCGGTATTTATTTAAAAGGGTACAATTTCGACACATCACAATTGGTTTGTTCCGATTCAAGTTATACAATGTTTACATCGCCGGTTGGGGGTTCGGGCAACGTTTTAATGGCGGAATTATCAATTGAAGTTTCCGGGACGTCCTCAAAAGTATTTGACATTTTCAGCGACACCGGATTTGAAGCGGTCGAAATAAATATTGTCAATTTTAACAATTGCACATCGTTGGGAACAATCACAAATTACCGTCAAGGGTTGGAAACCGGAACGGGTCGTTTTGGAGGAAAACCGGAATTAACATTGGCGGGTGTTTGGGTTGGAGGGTACACAATAAGAACGTCAATTGTTAGGTCGTTAACCGCCGGAACTTATAATTTATTCAAAGCGGGAACGGGTTTTTTGATGTCGTCAAGGTTCAAAACAGATATTAATTGCGATTTGCCGGCGTCCGCGTCATTTGTTGATTTTGCACCGGCTAATTTTGTGAATCCGTCAACGTTACAATTTGACGGTGTTTTATTAACACGTGCGGGTGTTTATAATTCCACGGATTCATTATTGACACCAAACATTTCATATTCAGATTTGGCGTCAAATTGGACGAATTGCCAGGGGTTGCAAAATACATTTGTCGGTGGTTTTATTGCAATTGGTACAGAATTAGAAACCACAATCAACACGGTTGACGTACCGGAAACGGTTGTTGCGACGGCGTGGACAACCTCCGATTTGGTACATTTTGACAACCCGTCGGGCGGTCAATTGCGACACCTTGGAAACAACCCCCGGGAATATAGATTGGTGTATGATTTGCACGTCAAAGGAACGGCGAGCAAAGTCGTAACGATAAGAGTTAAAAAATACGATAGTTCATTAACTACATTTTCAACGGTATTTGACCAACAACGAGTTGTAAACAATTTGGTTGGGTCGGACGACAAAGCATTTTTTAATATTGATTTAACAACAACATTAGACCAAAATGATTACATTTATTTAGAAATAATTAACAACACCGACGATTCAAATTTAACCGTCGAAAATTCTTCATTTTTTAGATTAGAACAAAGATAATGGCACGAACAATAAATGAAATTTACAACGTAATTGTTGCGGAAAAGGACAACCAAACGGAATTGTCAGCATTACAACCAGTCGGTGATTCGGCGTCGGGTTTGACAACGGATTTGTCCACGGGTTCAAAGGTTGCAATATGGAGGTTGTGGGCGTGGGTTACATCGGTAGCCATTTGGACATTGGAAAAATTATACGACGAATTTGTCGCTGAAATCAACGCGAAAATTGAATTGACCAATTACGGAACCAATTTATGGTGGATTGATAGAATGAGAAAATACCAATTCGGGGACAATTTGGTAATTGTTGAAACGGCGGGCGAAAAGTCATTGACGTATTCAGTAATTAACGAAAATTTGCAAATCATTGATTTCGTTGCAATAAGTGATTCCGGCGACGGTGGGTCAATTATTAAGGTTGCAAAGGACGACGGGTTCGGATTGCCGACACCATTGAACACGGCGGAATTATTAGGGGCGATTGCTTACGTTGATACACTGCAACCGGCGGGTGCAAAATTAGGGGTCATTTCCAGGGCGTCCGATTTGGTAAAATACACAATTGATTTATATTATAATCCTTTGTTGGATTTAGCAACAATAACGGCGAATGTTGAATTGGCGGTTGTAAATTACCACAAAAATTTGGAGTTCAACGGGGCGGTGATTTTATCGAAATTAGTTGACGAAATCCAATCGGTTGACGGTGTTTTTGATTTGGTTGTGAATAGTGCGTCCGGCAAACCGTCCGGCGGAACTTATTCAGTTTTCAATAGAAAATATAGTACGTCCGCGGGTTTTGTAACGGTTGACCCGGCAAACCCTTTGTCCGCAACAATCACATATTTGCCAAAATAAAATGGAAAAGTACATTGTAAATTTTAATTTATTGGTCATTAGGTTGACACCGTCATTTTTACGAATGGAGCCGTTGACCGCGTGGTTTGTTGCATTGTTTAAACCTTTGTCAGATTTAAACTATACATTAGTTTCTTTTATTTCGGCGGTTCGTTTAACGGTTTCATATAATTCGCAACGATTGATTTTTGAAACGTATTTGAACGATTTATTCGACCCGGTTGACCGTGGAATTGTAATTGAAAACACGTTTAAATTTGTTGAACGTTTATTTATATTTTATAAAATTGAATTACAAACCGAAAATCAACAATATAATTATTTAGATTCGGAGGTACAACCGCCTAAATTCATATATTCGCATTTAGAATTGGGGTTGAATTATGATTTTATTGTAAAAGTTCCGGTTTTATTAGTTTACAACGCTGAAAAAATGAATGAAATTATTTTAAACACAAAATTAGCGGGGAAACGTTACGAAATACAAACATATTAAATAAATAATTATGCAAAAAATTGATTTTAAGATTGGAGGACACCCGCAATTGAATGACGATTTGGTTCACATTCAAAACGGTGTTTACAATGATATTAAGGCAATCACGGATTCATTATTCAGAAACCGCACCGGTTCAACACCATTTCGTTTGTTGGACGGTTTTGTTGTAAGCGAACCAACACCGGGGAATTTTACGTGGACGTCTGGTTTCTGTTACATTGACGGAATCGTTTATGAAATACCGGAGGAAACGACACCACAAACGATTGATTTTAATTTATACGGTGTTTATGCAACTACAACTTATGACTTAACAATCGACCCGGTTTTGTACGAAAACGGTTCGCCGGAATTTGTCCACGAAAAAAGAATCATTGAATTTAAGGAAATAGCAACAAATGTTGGTTCACTTGGAACGATGACAGAATTACAACGATACGAGGGTTTAGACGTATTATTGCAAAATTTATTGAGTGATTACGGAAAAGAGGTTTTAAAAGACTTTATTGTCAACGACGGTTGGGTCAATTTAACGATTTCAACCGGAATTTCAACAATCGTTGTACAACCGCAAGTCCGTTTGTCGGAGGGGTTAGTCGAATTTAGAGGTCGTTTTGTGATTACGTCGGACACGTGGTCGTTTTTATTGCCAGGAACGTATCAACCGCCATTGGGCGTAAACTCGCGAGGGGTTGCCGGTTTAATTTTAACGGAGGGCAACGAGGGTTCGGGGACAGAATTTGTCCAAATTTCAACAATTCCATTTGCCGGTGGGTCATTAGAGGGTCAAAGTTTATCAACATCGACAACATTTCCAAAAGTGGTTGATATTTCAATGTTTAAATATTATTTATAAAATGGAAAACAATTTGTTATTATACATTTTATCAATCGTTTGTTCCATTGGTGGGGCGTTTGTCACTTCATTAGTCACAATCAAAATTGGATTGGCTCGGATTGAGGAACGCCAAACGAATATGAAAAACGAAATGGATTCAATGAAATGTCAAAATGATAAAGAAAACGAAACAATCAATTTAATTTTTGCAAAGGTCAACCAAATCAACATTGATATTGCGGTGATAAAAACAAAATTGGAAAAATGACAACGTACGAAATGATAATTGGAGGGGTTGCAACATCGGTTTCCGGCGCGGTTGTTTACATTGTCAACAATTGGGTTGTTCCTATTTACAAAGGTTTCAATATACAATTGGAGGCATTAAGAGAGGAAATTAAACAATTGACAATTGAATTGACCGATACAAAATCCGAATTATCATATTTACGCGGAAAATATGCCGAAAAAACAGTGTTGAAATCCGGAAAACTAAAAGCGAAAAAATGAAAAAAGCATTCAGCGAAACAAAATTTGGTCAATTCATTAATGGAGCGAAAGACATTTTGCCCGAACTTGGAACCGTTGCCGTTCAAATCGCAACCGGTAACGTTGGCGGGGTCATTGCGTCGGTTGGTGACATAATCAAAGGAAACAAAGAAAGGAGCGCCCAAACGCGCGAATTGGCGGTTCGTTGGGAAATTCTTAAAATGGAATTTCAAAAAGAAATGTTTGAACTTGAAATTGCCGACCGTGATTCAGCACGAACACGGGAAACGGAAATGGCAAAAACCGGAAAAACCGATTGGTTAATGTATGCAACCGGAATCACGGGGTTGTTGTCATTTGTTTTGATTGTTTACGCCGTTATATTTATGGACGTGCCGGAATCCGCAATTTTGCACCAAATGGTTGGAATGATTGAGGGCGTTGCACTTGCAATTTTTGGATATTATTTTGGTTCGTCAAAATCGAGTTCGGACAAAACGGAACTATTAAACAAAAAATAAAATGAAATTATCAAACAATTTAACATTATCGGAGGTTACCAAATCACAAACAGCGGTTCGTTTAGGAATCAACAACGACCCAACACCGGAACACCTGGAAAATTTAATCGCATTAGCTGAAAACATATTTGAGCCAATCCGAAATTTTTTCAATAAACCGGTTTGCGTTTCGTCCGGGTATCGTTCAAAAGAATTAAACGAGGCAACGCCGGGGGCGTCGTTGTCATCACAACATTGTAAAGGCGAGGCATTCGACATTGACGGCGATATCACCGGCATTGACAACCGAATGATTTTTGATTTCGTACGCGCGGAATTGGATTTTGACCAAATGATTTGGGAATTTGGGAATGATAGTACGCCGGCGTGGGTTCATATATCGTATAAAGCAACCGGAAACCGGAAACAAATATTGCACGCATATAAAGACAAAACAAACAAAACGTGTTATAAAACATTTAATTTGTATTAAAAAAAGAGGTTATTTATTTATTTGTTTGATTGGGAAAGGGGCTAAATTTATTTAGTCCTTTTTTTTTGGATATCAAATTTTCAAGGTTTCCAACGCTGAAAACCATATTTCCACAAATTTATTGCCATTAGTCCACGAAAACACAAAAACATATTTATAAAAATAAATAGTGACGA